CCATCATTGAGCAAATGAATGATATATGTGTCGGGTACTTCAGGAAAGATCTGCTTTACCCGACTAATGATCTCTTTTACACTAATTCTGCGTACAGCCATTATTCTCCACCATCGTCAACTATAGCCCAAACTTGTGCTTGAATAGCTCCTGATGATGAAACAGCATTTAAATCCTGTATTTCTGTCCCTTCAGCCCCTATCCTTGCAAAAAAACATTCATTTGGTTTTATAATTATATCACCAACTGCTGTTCCAGTAGCTGTACCAGCTCCAAGATTTATAGCTAAAGTTGCTGTACTTGCTGTACTCCCATCTGTAGTTCCAGAATGTTTAACAAATAAAAAATGAACATCATCAGTACCCTTAACTGAAGCTGTAACACCTTCTTCTGCTGTTCCTTGACCTAAAAATGTAACTCCATCTTTTATAAGATCTTCTACTGACGTTATTAATGTTAATGAATAAATCCATTTATTATTATTTCCTAAATCATCTAAGTCATATATAGTTGTACCGCCAACAGATGCCTTTATTTCATCTGGTAGTAATGATGCTGATACACTTACTGTTGCTCTATCTGCTGCCATTTTTTAACTCCCTGTAATCATTTGTAAACCTTTGTCATAATCAGTCTGTAACTTTACCTGCTGACCCTGTAACCATTCATATTCTTTTGAATCCACTGCTAATCTTATCTGAACTTCAGCTGAATAAGACTGAGCAATAGCAATTTTTGATTGTATCTCAGCCCCATATGCCTGAGCAGCACCTGTATATCCTTGAACGGTCTGTAAATAAGAATTTGCAGTACCAATATAAGACTGGACAGCCTGTGCTTTAGCACCTGTAAAACCAACTCTTGAACTTGCTTCAGCACCATATCCCTGAGCCTGAGCTATACGAGATTGTGCTTCCTGTAAAAATGCATTTCCAGCTTTTGTACGTGCATCTGCTTCCTGAAAATAAGTTCCTTGCAGTTTTATACTTGAATCAAACTCTTTAAGTCTCTGATCTAAATTTTGCTGATATTCTTGAACATCTTTAGCTATTTGTGCCTGATACGATTGTAATTCAGCAGAGTATTTTGAAAGTTTGCTATTATTATCAGCTATTAAATCTTCTATCTGCTTAGCCGCATTAGCAAGATTAAGTGCCTGATCTTGGGCTTTATTAAATTTATCTACATCTGTAGATTGAGCTGCTTCCTGTCTATATTCCTGTGCCAAATTATTTGCATTAGCCACAGCAACCTGAAGATCAGCATTATTTTTATCAACAGCCTCCTGAAATTCAATTTGATATCTAGCGTTTTCCTTATTGAACTCATTTAATTCACTTGAAATATCAGATTGATATTGCTGCAAAGTATCTGATTCAGTCTTAGCCCATGCACTGTACGCTGTGTTCAGCTCAGTACTATACCTAGATAAATTCTGTGTATATCCTTGAACTTCTTTATTTATCTGAGTCTGATAAGATTGAAGTTCATTAGAATATTTCTGAAGTATACTGTTGTTATCTGCGATCAAGTCTTCTATTTGTTTTGCAGCATTTGATAAATTTAATGCTTGAGCCTGTGACTTATTGAATTTATCTAATTCAGTAGACTGCTGTGCTTCTTGCCTGTATTCTTGTGCTAAATTATTTGCATTTGTAATTGCTTCCTGAAGCTCACTATTATGTTTTGCTATTTCAGCCTGTACATTAGCCTGATATTTAGCATTTTCTTTATTGAACTCATTCAACTCATTTTGTATATCAGCATTATATACCTGTATATTATCAGATTCAGTTTTTGCCCAAGCTGTATAAACTGTATTCAATTCTAATTGATAACGGGCCATTTTTTGCTGATAAACTGAAACATCTTTATTTACATCAGCCTGATATTTATTTACCTCTGCACTATATTTCTGTAGTGATGCAGAATACTCCTGATTTTCCTTCTGAAGTTTTAATGAAGCTTCCTGCTGTGCATCCTGAGCATCAATTTGTGCCTGAGTCTGTTTTGTTTGAGCACTTAACTGAGCCTGCTGTGTAACCTTATCCTTATCTATCTGTGCCTGCTGTTGAGCTGTTTGTGCATTAATCTGGGCTTGCTGGATCGCTTCCTGCACTTTTGCCTGATATGCAACATTCTCTTTATTAAATGTATTAAGCCTGTTTGTCATTGCCTGTGAATAAGCATTGATAAAAGTAGATATCTTCTGCATCTGAGCATTAGCAAGTTCTGTATCTTCCTGATTCTGGATCATATCACCAACAACCTGAAACCATTTATTTATATTTACATTCTCATCATCAAAATCATAATCAAGATCAGCCCAAGTTGAATTATCCCAAGCTGTTATGTCAGTACTTGTTGAATTTGCTGGACTATCACCAGTTGGAATATTTGGAGCTGTATAAGTAGGAGGTACACCAAGACTTGTGATCGTAGTAGAAGATACATCAGGCATAGAACCAACAGTTTCATCACCTACAGTAATTGGAGATATAGCAGGTGTAGAAAAACTCGGAGCAGATGGAGGAGCTGGTGCTGTAGCAGTGATTGCCAGATCTCCCGGATCGTTATCTCCAAAATCACCAAGAGTCCAATAACTTTCAAATGCAACTTGTGATGTTACACTTGGTTTGCTATATGTTGGCACATCTCCAGCAATATTTGCTTTATCCGGTGCAGACGCTGTTGCTGTTGCTACAGCAGTTACAGAAGCATCTCCGCCTGAAGCATTTGAATATGAAACAGTACTAATTGATGGTACTGAAGGTGTTGGAGTGGTAATAGAAAAAGAACCGGGATCTGTTTCACTCAGCCCACTTGTATAACCACTGAATGCAACCCTTGTAACTATACCCGGTTTAGCATAAGTTGGAGCATTACCGCTAACATCAATAATACTTGGGGCAGATGCTGTAGCTGTAGTAACAGCAGTTACACTGGCATCTGCATTAGAAGCATCTGAATAAGATACTGTACTAATAGATGGAGCAGGCGGTAAAACAGCATTAATATTTAGATCATCTACAGATATAATTGATGGTGCTGCTGATCTAGCTGCAGATATTGGTGATGTAGCGGTAGCACTTATTTCAACAGCCACTTCATCAAATTCATCATTTGCAAGATCAATAACATTATCAACTTTATCTAATTCTGTTTTCATAGCATCTAAAGCTGTTTCTATCTCACCGGCATTATCAGTCTGAGTTACTATTTCAGCAGCTTCAGTTTTAGCTAGACCTATCTCAGTATTAGCAGTACCAATAGCAGTAACAGCACTTCCAATTTGCGTATGAACATTATCTGCTATAGTCAAACATTCATCAACTTCAGCCTTTACAGCAGCTAAAGCTGTAGTAATACTAGAATTACCGAGCTGATCATTCATTCTACGCTGTAATCCTTTTATTCCAGCGTAAAGAACCACAAGATGCTCAAAATCATCGGGGAATACAGAAATAGCAGAATCGCCATAAGCAACAGCAGGGTAAGCAACTTTAGATATGGATGCTGTTTCACTTGCTGTCGGAGTTGGATAAACCGTTAGAGTATTATTCAGTATGTAATATACAGGATCAGATTTGGTAACATAATTAATATCTGCAGTATCCTGCATTTTCCCTCTTAATAATGGAGATACAATACGGCATGGTCTGTCAATAGTCCCGTCACTGCGTGTTACATCAAGTACATCACCGCCATTGATAGTAAGAGTAGGACTACTGTTATTAAGCGTATTTGTCGATGCGGCCAGAGCTTTCTTATTAGCAGGAAGTATATTAATAATTTCCTTGGCCCCGTCTGTAAGCCAAGATGTAATAGCAGTAGTATCTCCTATAGTTCCTGTAAGATCTTCAACCTGTACCTGAAATGTTGCCATTATGCGCTCGCTACAAATACCTCGACATCACAGGCAGCTGTATTAGCTGTACATGTAATATCAACTAAATCACCAAATGAATCAGGTGTTATACCTGCCGCATCAGCAGAGTCCATCGTATCTTTAACACCACCTGACAAATCTACACCATATAGAAATGAACATCCTTTATCAACCTTAACACCAAATTCATCATTATTTTCATTCTTTAAAATTAAAGCAATGTGATTTGTATCATCCAAA